ACGAACGTGAACAAATGGATGTGCGAACAAGGCTACGCCGTACCATACGTCGGACAAAATAAGGATGATGTTAAGGAACAACACATGGTGAATAGACGTATGTTATCCGATCGAGGTGAACTCATCATTGATGAAACTGGGAAGTTTTTGTCATCTTAAATTAATTATATTTCACATAACAGTACATGTTCTATATAATTAAAAATATATGATACTATTAAAATGGAAGACGATAATACTGTTGTAATTTTCAGTTTACTTGCACTGGTTGTATGTTGCTGCTGTTCATCGAGTTCTTTTTTAGTTACAGGTGGACTTCTCCTTACTAAAAAAGATGACGAAGACGAAGACGAAGACGAAGACGAAGACGAAGACGAAGACGAAGACGATCCATCTCAGTCACAGATATCAGGAATTCCTCATCAAATCATGAGTGGTACTGATGGTTGGTGTATTAACGACGGTAAAACGGTCCATCAGGACGTACCAGGGTGTGGTCGAATATGTTCAAGTTGGGAGTATGTTGGGCGTAAAGATAAAGGTACATGGGGACCATGGGGTGATAATCAAAATGGTATTGATTGTCCAGACGCCAAGTTAGACCAGGTATGGAAATTAACTGGGGGTTTGACGGATGGTAGACCAAATAGAGAACTTGCGGTTGGTACATTAAGCTCACAAGGATAAATATATCATTCTCCATCTTCCTGTGGTAAAATACACCCATCTTTAAGTTTTGCACCCTTTTCCGTACACCCAACGATATTTTTATCATCCGAAGTATCACCTTCGTATGATACACCATCCGTATTAGGGTAAAAGAAACATATATTTTTTAGATTATGTCTCGTTCTTTTTTGTTTTTCCGTTCTGTGACCCCACATTTTATACCCCATTTTAATTGCGTATAATCTACACTTTTCGAGGGTTCCGCCTAATTCATTTCTATTAATAGGGTTTACACTAGAATCAAACCCTTTTGTATAATCTATACCACTTTGTATTTCTGGTGAAATGTAGGTATCTAAAAGATACTTTTCAACTTTTACCCTATCTTTTTGAGATAAAGCTCGTCCGTACACAATAATTTCGTGAACGGCCCAATCACTCGATTCAGTTGTAGCGTGATCGCCCATATTTATAGTTATTTTACCGGGTTCCTGACCAACATAATTGGTACTACGTACATCACCATTCGTAAAAAATTGGGTTTTATACGCCGTAGTTTGAATCCATGTTCTACCGGAACCGTGTACATTTTCTGGGGGCGTTACCCAACCTTTATCACCATAATACGCGAGTCCCGTTTTACCCGCGTGCCAACCAGCTAACCAGTTTTTACCTTTAGCATCAAATATACGTCTCTTATTTTCACCATTATACCGGGCGACCGTAAAAAGTGTCCAATTCGAACCGCTAAAATCGAATGGTATTATTATACCATCTTCCGTACCCCCGTAAACGTACTTTCCTGATACTGGATCCACTGTCATTTTTAACAAACCCTTTAAATTATCATCTTTTATGTCATTACCATTACCAGAAACATCACGCCATTTTATACCATTTTCATCTAAAGATTGACCTGTATACCAACACTTAATACCATTAGGTAAAATTGTACCCGATACCGAAACGTCGACGTCTATTTTAGTTACACTATTTCCAGACTCGTCTGTAGTTGTGGTAGTATCACCATCACCGTAAACAAAAAGACCGGTGAGTGATCCTACTAATATAGATACGCAACATGCGAACATGAAGACAAGCATTAATATTTTTTGTGAACCACCTGCCATATTAACTTAAACTAACAAAAAAATTAGTAATGATATTTTCTAACCCATAAATTACATATCCACTTTTCACCCGAATTCACCGACGCACCACCGTGTAATGCTTTTTTGGTTACACACTCGTAATTGTTTAAAGTATTAAAGAACAAAGCGTCACCCTTTTCTAATCGGTACGATTTGTTTATGTTTGGAAACACAGTTTCACCACCTTCATACTCGTCATTCAAGGCAATTATGAATGTGTACATGCGTTTATTTTTATCGTCGGGAAACGTATCTTGATGTGGTTTATAAAAACCACCTGGTTTATACCGCAGAATTTGTAAATCTTCACAATTATGTAAAGGTCGATCCGTCATAGAAACGCATTTACGTATAAGTTTATCAACAACTGGATCTTCGGATGCTTTTAGCCACGCTGTTTCACTCTTTCGGATAGATTCGTCTATATCACGTCTTTTAGATACCGTCGATGTATGTAATTTTTTAGATGCAATATCTTGTATATGTTTACACTCATCTTCACTTAATACATTTTTTAATACTCTGGGTTTTTCATATATGGGTATGAAAAACCATATAATAAGTAAAAATGATACAAGTAATATAACTTTATTCATTTTCTATTATACTGCAATAATATTATTCTTCAATAAATATTGAGGTGGACACAAAAGTAAGTTTACTATTATATCTGTGTATCTTCCAAATATAGTATCGTAATGAATAATAAATGCTACAAACCAAAAGTAAAGTGAGACGAGGTAGTGTAATTTAGGCATACCAAATGTACTTTTAATTACACTTATTATTAAGTTTACATCTAAATACTTTTTATCGTGAATATTCGATTTATAAATGATAACTATGGATAAAAAATTAAATACGAGTTCCATATAATCGAAACCACCTTTTAGTACGTACCCTAATCGTAGAAGATCTACGTGTCTGGATATATAAACAAGTTTATACATGGTTTCGTTTCTATGTAAATGGTAAAATACACTCGCTACGCTACCAAAATTCTCTAGAATCATAAATGGAAAAAGTGATGTAATTGCCGAAGCTAATTCTATTATTTCCATTTATGATGTAAACGACTCTCTTCTTAAAGTGCACGTAACAATATATAATAAGGTACCGAACAATTATACCTATTTCTTATTTTTGTTATGACTCTATTCGAATAATCAGCTAACGCGTGAACGGTACGCAATATCTCCTTCGTTTTAGTTGGATCAATCATCCATTGACGAAGTAAATCACCACACGTATCGGAAAACATTCCGTATATATTCCGTATATCCTCTAATTTACATTTATGTTTATCACGTCTTTGGAGTTCCTTCTTAAATTCGTCGTCGGATATAATTTTTATTAAATAGTCTACACGCAAACGTAGATTATCATCGTCACCAATACCGTCGTACCTATATATGATATCTCTATCCAATAGAGTAAGTTTATAACTCAGGTCTAATATATGTACATCCGCTTCGTTTGCTTCAAGTTCTGCGAACGTGGGACGTCCACCACATGGAATATCACCATGTTCCCTTGAACGTTTCTTGAATTCAAAGTAATGAGGGTTATGTACACGACCGGTTTCTATACGCCCCGAACGCCAATCAAATGCGGTATGACACTCGGTACACCACATTTGTGCACACCCATCTATTTTATGTATCATTGTACCACATTTAGGACACGGTTTAGTATCTTTGTTTATGAGTTTCATAGTTTCAACTGTTTTGGGATCGCAAACGTGATCAGAATCTATAATAACTTCATTACAATGCTCACAAAACTGTTGTACACATAACCCACATTTCGTATCTGTATCTAAAAAACCTCTACACTCTTCATATGGACACTTACGTGTAAACTTTCCACTACTGTTTGTAGTAACATTTAATTCGAGTGAATTTACCTTTTCTACAATTTCCTCTATATCTCTACGCATTTTAGCTATAGCATCATCATATTCAATTGTCGAATTACGCATATTTATCGCTTCTCTACGCATATCTCTCAAAAGAAACATTTGATCTAAAAGTTCAAAATACCGTAATCTGAGACTTTTCATTTTTATTCTATATTCCGCGTATGGTTGAGTTTCTGGCATTCGCGCCATTTCACGTTCGTATAAAATCTGTTCCCGATGTTTTCTATATTCAACATTCCTAAAACGTTTTGTACAAAATGAATCTATGAATTCACGATCATGTTCATGTTTACATTTCATACAATGTGGTTCTTCTGTAGTTGATAATAAATAGGTCTGGATACACGTTTTACACGCCTCGTAATTACAATGAGGACACGTAACTTTTTTACGTTGTGTTTTATTGTACTTATCACAACATACTGTGCACGTACTCATACTTATTATATAACGCGGGTTTTCTTTAATTATTTAATTTTAGTGGACCCTTATAATTTAAGAGTACGTTGCTTCAAAGTATGGATTTACGCATATATTTTTCCTTGACCCAATCTCTATCTTTTTTGAAAATTTTAGAAAGTTTTGGGTCTTTACGTTTGAACAAAATCATAAGTACATTCAGTCTTCTGAAAAGACCGAGCGGTGGTTCACCCGCGCGTACGACTTTGGCGAGTGCCCTGTGTCTCGCGAGTTCGGATTTTTCTCTCACATCGACGTATCCTTGTTTTGAAAGGTACCCTGTATCACTTATTGGAATTTTCATTTATTTAAACTTGGGATTTTTTTCTAGTTTCCCTTTATGAAACAAAACAGGATTATATAACGAACCGTCTACATAATACACTTTCGTATACCATGACATTGAATTTGTATCCCACACTTGACGTCTTTTTAACCCGCATTTATATATGAGTTTTTCATGCATGTCATCACGACTCCCCTCAATTTTACCCGATTTGTTTCCCTTAACGATAGTTTTTGCTTTCTTTTCATCACTAATAGAACGCGCGTAGTTTATCAAAACTCTGTGCATGTTTTATTATTGATTAGAACATTTCTTTTATATATGATTAATTTATTTCTGGTACTTTGTTTGTTTATTTAATTGTGCAATTCGGGTTTTGACTGCCATTTCGGATATTCCCTCATTAATATTCTTTTTGAGTCTACTTACATTTTTAGCCGCGCGTCCTTTCATGGTATTATTCACCAATTTC